GTGTCTTGTTTATCTATTCCGGGAGCAAACTTAATCTTCGTAAGCATTATTACTCCTATGCTGTATTAGTTTTTAACTGCCAGCCTTTACTCGCTCCAGTATAAAATAATGTGACTGATTGATTATTTGTAGTTAAGTCTATTGAAGAATTTGCACCTTGAATATTTTCTGCACCGTCAGGAGTTATTGTACATTTGTTTGTAGCAAAACCATTTGATGCTGATATGTCCATAACAACTACTTCATCACCTACTGATCCAGCAGGCAAGGTAATTGTTACAATATTAGCTACTGTGTCTACACCGATTTGATCTCCAGGTACTGCTGTGTATGTAGTTTTACTTGCTGCAGTCACTGTAGTAAATCCTTTTTGTAACATTCCCAATTTACTTGCAGGTGTTGCACCTACTGAATAAATTAAAGCTGTTGCACCTTCAGGAAGAGGTACTTGAGTTCCTGCACTTTGACCTGTAGTTAATAAAGTTACTGTGTAACTATCACCGGCTCCGCCTCTAGTTGTTGCATCTTCTACAAAAAATACTCTGTTTGCATTGCCACCTGTTGTAGTTGCAGGCATTTCTAAACTAGCATTACCAGATAAAGTCCCTGTAAGTTTAATATATAAGTTCTTACCATTCGCGGTCGCCGATCCGTCAGCCAAACTTAATGTAGTTGTGCCTGAACTTAACGTTACTTCAACAAAACCTGATGCTGCAGTTTGTAATAGTTGTAAGTTTGTATTTGTGATTGCGCCCCATAGACCAGCTTTTTCACCGGTTGTGACTAGTTCTAATGATAAATCTGTTGAATAAGTTGATGCCATAATTTTAGTAAGGTTTGATTGGTGTCCAAACCATTGTTGCTCCTGGTATTATATCGTTCCAAGTAATAACTCCTGGTTCTACTGTATCTAATGATAAAGCGTTACCAGTAGGTAATACATTTGCGTCAGCAGTTATTGTAACATTTCCTGTAGCCAAGGTCAATGTGTTTCCAGAAGGCGTTACGTTAGTATCTATATTAACTGTAAATGCACCTATACCCAAAGATACTGCATTTCCTGTAACCGTATGATTAGCGTCAGCAGTAATAGATAAAGTACCTGTTCCTAACGCAAGTAAATTAGGTGTTAAATTTTCTGAAACAGCATCTGCAATAATACCTACACTACCTATTGTAATAGAAAGTGAATTACCGTTTACCGATACTTGTACATTGCCTTCATTACCTGAAGCGGCAAATGGTAATGCTGATATTGCGTCGAATCCTAAACTCATAAATAATCCTTAAAAGGAGACAGGGGGTATGTGGTGGTGCCCTGCCTCCATCTAAAGATTATATACTATATTTCTATAGTATCAACTCCGTTAGTTCAGTATTTGATCCTACAGATCCTTTGTAGAAAGTATTAAAAGCTAAACTTATTCTTGTATTAATTCCTTTTTTAGTCTCTACTTGGTGAGTTGTTGATGATGGAAACATAAATAAATTACCTGTTTCTACGGGAAAAAACCAAGTTTCAGAATTCCATATATTAAATTTTGTTTTATCTATTGTAGGTCTTATTTGTTGATAACCTCTACTATGGCTAAAAAGTATTTTATCATTTTTTATATCTGAATCAAAATAAAGTACGCCAGATACTACCGAATTAGGATGTTCGTGTTTGTGATGATATTGATTAGATTCGGTATAATTTAACCAAGATTGAGTTATATAAATTTCTATATTATTTTTAGGACATATAACTGTATCTAAATAATTTTTACAATGTTTATCTAAAAACTTTTTTATATTTTTAAATTCTTTCTTGTTTAAAATATAATTATCTTTTGTATTAATATTGCCTTGATTATTTGTGCAATGTTTTTTTTGTTGTTTTACAAATTCTAATTCTTGTTTTGTAAATCCTCTATCCATTTTTGTTGTATAAATAGGTGTTGGAAAAATATTATTAATTATAGGTTTAGTCATTTAATATGCCCAAGATACAAATGAGTATCTTATTCCTTTCTTTACTGGTTTAACTAAATGTGGGTATAAAAATACAGATGGAAATATTATTAAATCTCCAGCTTTAAATTTAATTTCGTAATTATCAAACATTATAAATTCTCCACCTTCATAATTATCATTTAAAACACCAACAATACTTAAAATTGGAATACCTCTTTTTTCTCCTGTAAATAAATTATGGATGTGATCATTATGTTTAGACATAATTTGATTTTTTTTATATCTGTTAAATCTTATTTGACTAAATCCTGCCCAACTTTTAAAAGTATCTCCACCTAGTTTATCTATTAAAATATATTTTTCTAATGCATTCCAAGTTAGTTGATGTAATTCTTTTAAATAAGTTAAATGTTCTGCTAAAGAAATATCAAGTTCTTTTTTACCATTTCTATTATATGGTTTGTCTGGATTGTCAGATGTATGATATTTATGTTGTATCCAAGTTTTATCTTTTTTAAGTTCTTTTAAACTTTTATCTAAAATATTTTGAGGAATCCAATTATCTAAATGAAGTATATAGTCTTTTAAATTTTTCATCACCACCTTTTAAAAATTAAAATATATTATTTATGGACGATTGTCAACATCCCATTGTTGTGTTTCTTCGTTCCAATTATATCTTTGACCATCGTCTGGATAAGCAACTGGTGCTTCCCATTGACAAGTTGTTTCATTTAATGTCCAACTGTTAAAAGGTTTAGGTGAAATAAAAGCATTTCTTAAAGCATCATAGGTATATCCTATTCCTGGTTTATTAACTCTTGTTCCATCATCTTCTATATAAAAATCTTTGTCCTCTAATGTATTAATATGTTCTTGATTAGCGACTATAATATTAATTACTTTGTTATTTATTACTTTTACAAATTTTGTCATTATGCTGTATAACTCCCACTACTTGTAAATGTTAATATTGTATCTGTTCCATCAGTATCAACTGTTGGAGAGCCTGTTGTTGTACCGGAGTAATCTGCTGTCGCTACTCTTAAAATAACTACACCATCTCCTCCATCGCCAGCAATACGACTATTTATTCCAGCTCCACCGCCACCACCTAATCCATCTGTCCCTGGAGTAGCGTCTCTACCAGGAGCAGAGTGTTCAGCACCATCTCCACCACCACCTGAACCACCATCTCCACCTGGAAAACCTGGATCAACAGAAGCTCCGCCACCTCCAGCGTAAGTCACTGCAGAACCTGTAATTGAATTTGCTAAACCATTTCCACCATCACCCCCAGAAGATGGAGCACCGTCTGAACCAGCAGAACCAGCACCACCTCCACCACCACCAGCATAAGCACCTGGAGTACCTGGTAAACTTGGTTGAGCAGCACCACCAGCATTTCCTTGTGGAGCAGTTGCAGCACCACCACTACCTGGACCAGCGGGAGCACCACCATATTCACCTCCACCACCAGAACCTCCAGCACCACCATCAGTACCACCTGATCCAGCTGCACCGAAACCACCACCTTCAGCAGTTACTGTTGAAATTCCTGTTCCAGATAAAACACTATCTCCACCTTTAGTACCAGGAAGAGTGCTAGGTCCACTTCCCCCTCCTGCACCACCACCTCCGACTGTAATTGTATAAGTTGCTCCTGCAGTTAATGAAATAGCAGTACCACCAAAATTAGTTAAAAAACCTCCTGCACCACCACCTCCTGCGTTACCATATCCACCACCACCTCCTCCAGCTATTAAAAGATATTCTGCATCATAAGGTGGATTTTTAAAAGCTACATCATCATCTGAATTAGGGATCCAACCATTAGTTGCGCCTGAATAAACAAGGTCTATTGATTGACCATTGGTATTGTATACTGGGTTAGGACTTGTAAATCCTTGAAAGTTTAAACTGTTTTGGTTTATTGTAAGATTATTTGTTCCCCAAGTTCTAGCATAATCAGTAAGAATTATTCTATCTCCTGCAGAAGCGGATGCAGGAAGTGTAACTGTTATTGCACCGCTTGTTGTATTAATCCAATAACCTTCACCAGCTACTGCTGTGAAAGCTGAAGTTTTAACATCTGATTGCCATTGAATACCTCCGCCTACAAATTCTGCACCTGAAGCAACTTGTACGGTATCCCCAGATTTACCAATAGTAATAGTATTAGCATTTTCGTTGATAATATTATTACCGTCTTGGTCCTGAATTGTATCTACTTTAATTATACTAGCCATTAATTATTCTCCTGTGGTGGATTATCAATAACAGTATTTCCATCTGCTATCCATTCTTGGATTGCTTGGTAATCTGTGTTTGCTTCGTCTAGTGGTACAAGTAATATTTTATTAGAATTAACATAAGTTACCTTGTAACCATTGTGTTCATTATTCATACCACCATATATTTTTGTTACTGTATCAATCATATTTATAACTCCGCATTAAAATGAACATAACTATTAGTGTTTGTTGAATATACTCTACCTGCATTTCCACCAGTTCCACTCACTTGTGAATTGTTACCGAAAGTAGCATTTCTAGTTAAAAAGGTTATATTATAATTAAAAGAATCAAATCCATCTCCTGAACCATTAGAATAAAAAGTATAATAATCAGTTCCACTACCTTGTACTAATGATGGTGATGCTCTCATTTGTGTAGGAAATTCTGTATGACAGTAAATAAATGAACCTGTGTAATAATAACCAGAAAGAAAATAATTATCATTTTCTCCAGTATTTAAAAGAGCATAATAATACCTTTGACATCTTGCTAATTTCACATCAACAGGCAAGAACTCAAAATCAGATGCTGATGTTCCAGCTTCTAATTGTACTCCTGTAATGTACCATTCGTTACTTGTACTGTCAGCAAGATTGACTGTTTGTCCAGCTGCTCTATTTGCTTGTGTGTAAGAACCCCAAGTTTGTGAAGAACCAGAAGATTTGTTTGTACCAGCTACTAAATACCATTGTATTAACAAGCTATTTCCATTATCATCATCAAAATTTGCAGAAGTATCTCCTACAAAAGTTAGTGTTTTCTTTTCCCAAGTATCAGCAGAATTAATTGTATATGTTTGTGAATATAAGTATTCAGTTGAGTCATTACTAATTAAAGCAACACCATAAGTTCCAGTTTTATTTGATCTTACCCAAAAAGATAAAGTTGTACTTTCAGCATTTGATGTTCCATATTTTAAATATTGAAGATTTTGACCTTCTATGGCTGTTCCTATATATTGAATATTATTAGCATCAACAGAAGTATCAGCAGTTGTGCAATCTATTTTTAAAGATTTTGAAAAACCTTGACCTGTTGGAACATCTGTTGATTGACTAACTGTATATTCTGCTGTATCAGTAGCACCTTCTTCTACCCATTTAAACCTATCTAAAGTGTATTGACTATTTGTATCTCCTAGACCTGTAAAAGAAGTTCCTCTTTGAGAAATGCTCATATCTCCATTGATGATGATGTTTCTAAACATTCCAGATGCAATAGAAGCAGAACCTCCTAAAGAAACAGAATTACCATTTAGTGTAATTGCTGAATTCGCTAATTTTGCATTTGTAACTGAACCATCTGGTAAAGTTAAAGTACCACTAGATGCATCAAATGTTGCACCTGTAGGTACAGTAATCGTATCTCCTGCTTCACCAAGAGTGACTGTTGTACCAGATTGCGGTGCTATTGTATCTACTTCTATTTTACTCATTTAAATCCCATTGTTGTGTGTCTTCGTTCCAAGTATATCTTTGACCATCTGTAGGATATACAACAGGCGGATCCCATAAACAAGTGGTTTCATTTAATGTCCAACTATTAAAAGGTTTAGGTGGAATAAAAGCATCTCTATCTTCATCATAAGTAAAACCTTTTCCAGCAAAGTTTTTTCTAATATTTCCATTGTAAGAAGTTTGTTTCCAAACATCTCTTGAACCATATAGATTATTTAAAAAATCTATACCAGCTTGTTCACTTACAGCAACATCATTTGATACTACTGAAACTCTTAAAACTTTATTACCAACTCCCAATTTTGCAAAATGTGCCATTATCCTGTATAACTCCCATCTCCATTATAAACTAATATTGTATCTGTTCCAGATGTTGAAACTGTTGGACTTCCTGTTGTTGTGCCAGAATAATCAGCAGTTGCCATTCTTAAAATAACAACTCCACTACCTCCTGTTGCTCCAGATTGACTACTTCCATTATAACCTCCACCACCTGCTCCACCGCCAGTATTTGCACTTCCTGCATTTCCTGCAGCAGTTGAATCACCTCCAGCACCGCCACCGCCACTACCTCCAGTTCCGCCAGAAGAAGTACCGCCACTATCGTAACGAGCGCCACCTCCACCGCCACCAGCTCTTGTAACAGATGAACCTGTAATTGACGAAGCTAAACCATTTCCTCCAGCACCACCTGCTACAGTTGTACCTGTTGGAGCATTTGAACCATTTGCACTAGCACCTCCACCGCCACTTCCTCCTGATGTACTTCCTGAACCAGTTGCTCCACCATCAAAACCTTGATTAGCAGTACCAGAACCTCCTGTAGAACCTCCATTAGACGCACCGCCACCAGCACCACCATCAAGTCCAACTTGACCATCTCTACCACCTCCGCCACCACCAGTAGCAGTAATAGTTGCTATATCTGAACCTGAAATTGAACTGTCTTCTCCTGAACCTCCGTTTGCAGAAATACTTGAACCTGCTGTACCTCCACTACCTACAGTAATGGTATATGTAGTTCCTGGAATTAAACTTAAAGGTGTTTCTGTACTTGAATTTCTTCCTGAAGTTTCTGAAGCATAAGAGTTTCTATAACCTCCTGCTCCTCCGCCACCCCAACCAGAACCACCACCTCCAGCAATAACTAAAAATTCTGTTGAATAAGCTTGTGGAGTTTCTAAAGTTACATCATCATCTACAGTTGGAATCCAACCTTGTGTTGCACCTGAATAAACTATTCTAACGTGTTGACCATTAACATCATAAACTGGGTTTGGTGATGAGTTTCCTTGATAGTTTAAACTGTTTTGGTTTATTGTAAGATTATTTGTTCCCCAAGTTCTTGCGTAGTCTGTAAATTCGATTTCGTCACCTACTGAAGCAGAAGCAGGGAGTGTGACTGTTACTGCAGCACTTGTTGTGTTAATCCAATAACCTTCACCAGCTACTGCTGTGAAAGCTGAAGTTTTAATATCGGATTGCCAAGAGATACCAAATCCTGAAGCACTTCCATTATTCGTTAATGTTGCACCAGCTGGAATTGTAAATGTATCTCCACTATCACCTAAAGTGACATCTGTTCCTGAACGTGGACTTATTTTATTTACTTTTACTTCACTCATTATACTATTACCAATGTCCCTGTTACTGTTATTGTACCAGGCACGGTAATAGGTCCTGCAAGAACACCGTTTTCTATTGTTTGCGTACCGTCGATTGTACCTGCTTGATTAGGTATAAATTCATTAGGAGCGAATTGCCCTCCAATGTATTGGATTCCGTTTACTATTCCAGTCATAATTCCTCCTACGAACTAATTGTGTCGATGTATGAAGTAACTACATCTAAACTAGATGCAGTATTACTAACTGCTTCAAGTACATCTCCGCTTTTTAAAACTATCTTCGCGCCACCTTGAATTAATTCAATTGCAGAATTTGGTGGAATTGCAACTCCTTTTGCTAAAAAGAAATCGTTACCACCGTTTGCAATTTTAACATCAACCAAAATAGTTGAAGTCAAAATATTACAACATCTAATTCCAATAACCGCATCAT